GCCTCAAGTGCTTTGATTATACCAATATATTTGTTTCGTATTAGACTAAAATCATTGATTAGATATTGTAAGTCTACTACGTCTTGTTCACCGTCTACATATTTTTCTGCATCACGGCTACTTAATGCTTTGTTGTAATTTTCTAAAAACTTACGAAATGTTCTACTGCGTAGTTTACGCATTTCTGTATTTAGATGTTCTAATATTGCTTCTACTTCTTGTAATTGATTAAATCTGTGTTCGACAATACCTGGCATTTCTCTACTGTGTTTTTCTAACACACCTTTCATACCACATTCAAACCTAGCGGCATCAATTTCACGTTCGTAGAAAGAGATAGCCGAAACTATCTCTGCCATGTTCTGCGAAACTTTACGATACCAATTAGTCATTAATCTTCATCTTCCCAATATTCTTCTGCATATTCTTCATCTGAATCATGATCGTCGTTTTCATCAAAGTGACTAACTAGTGCATCATCAAGGTGTTCACAATGTTCACCAATTTCTGTTGCATTATGTTTAAGATCTACTCCATAATCATCTAAAGTAAAAATAAAATCTTCTGCAAAATCACTTTTTACTTTGCCTGGTACATATTTAATTGCCTTGTCATATATCTGTAAAAATAACTCTAACTCGTTATCACTCAGATTCATTATTAATCTCCATGTCGTTAATTACTTCATCAATTTCATCAGCGTCTGCAATTTCATCATCATACTCTGCCATTACAGTTTCTAATGCACCATCTTTGTTAGCATTCCAAGGTTTACGAAACATTTTAATTACTTCGCCTGTTTTAGGGCTAATGTATTCTAGACTATTTCCACTTTTCTTTAACAGACCCTTTGCTTCAAAGAAGTCAGTCAACCCACTAAATGGACTCATACCTGTTTCATATGGAATTTCTACTTGTACACTCTCAAATGGTTTTGCATAACGTGTTTTCATTACCTTACACGCCGCTCTAATACCAAATACTTGTGATGTTTTATTACCTTCTGCATCAACTTTTAGTTTAAGTTTACGCATTGCAATAACAATACTACTTGCATAGATAAAGCCTTGACCACCTGAGATTTTATCATCTGGATCAAACATATCTTGTGATGCATACGTATGGTTTGTACACAACATACCAACATTGTATTGTCCTAGCATATTAACTGTATTACGTACTAATGATGTTAGTGCTTTAGGTTTACGACCCATATCACCTTTCATGTCACCTTTTTGAAACTGATCAACATCAGTAGGTGTTAGTAGCATACCCAACGAATCAACTACAAATAATACTTTAGGACGTTCTGCATCGTCTTTTTCTGCATATTCTGCCTTGTAGTCTTTCATAAAGTCACTAATTGTTTTAGCAACATCGTCAATCATACTCATGTTAAGTTTTAATAGTTTATCTTCACTTGTATCAACATCAAGTGCATGTAGCCATGTTTCGTCAAGTGCGTTCTCTGAGTCAATTAATACTACAAAGATACCTTGTTCTTGTGCTGACTTAACTACATTGCCTGCTGCAATATATGATTTACCTGCACCACTCTCGCCTGCAAGTACTGTTACCTTACCAAGTGGAATTCCTTTCTGGAAGTCATTACTGATAAGTTTGTTTAGGGTGTAATTTCCTGTGCTAATCCATGTATCAGGGTCATTAAAGCCTACGCTTAATCCTGGTACACTTTTAGTAATAGCTTTACGGAATTTACTTACGTCAAAAGGTTTTGCCATTTATATCTCCAATCTAAGAAACTTGGACATGCTTGTGCATGCCCAAGTTTTGTTATTTACTTACGGTTACGAATTTGTGCTAAGATGTCTTCTGCACTTGGTGCCGCTCCAGTTGGTGCTGGTGCTGCCGCTGGTGCTTCAACTGGCGCTGGTGCTTCAACTGGCGCTGGAGCTACTGGTGCCGCTTCTGCAACTGGTGTTGCTTCTGCAACTGGTGCCGGTGCAACTGGTGCCGCTGGTGCCATTGCCTTAGGTGCAGTTGTAGTTGGCGCATCTACACCGTATGGACGATAAAACTGTCCAAAACGTTCTGGATCATACAACTGTCCATCTACACTTGCTTCAAACATTTCAAAGATTGCTTGTAGATGTTCTGCATCTGGCTTCTTAGGTAAGAAGTCATTTAAGTTATGCAACCCATTGGCTGCTACTGCATCACGTTCTGTTTGATCTAAACTACGTGAGCGTCTGCTCCAGTTAGATGTGCTGTAATCTGCATATCCACCTTTACTTGATTTCACTACTTTAAAATCAGTACCAGCTTCATAATCTGTAGGAATTTCTTCAAACTCCGGATCCATTAGTGCCGCACTAATAATTTTATAAATTTGTGGTGAAATAACGAACCTGCGAATAGGATTTTCTGGAACGTTGTCTTCTGGTGATTCGTTTTGTGTAACAAAACCTTGAAAAATATAAGAACGCTTTTTCCAATACTTACGAGCAGTATCTTCTAAAGCTGGATCTTTAAACCAAGGACGAATCTCTGCGTGAACAGGACATTGCTCGCCCCACATTTCAACACAAGGAACTTGAACCATTACTGGTTTGTTCTCGTCTTGGCCTTTGACTCCTGGAAAANNNNTCTGCGTCTGGTAGGAATCTTAGTGTTGCACTTGAACCTTCTGCAATGTTCCAATGTGCAAAGATGGCGTTGTCGCCGCCTTGTGACCCGCCTTTGGGGCCTTTGTTTTCCTGTGCTTGTAGTTTTGCACGGATTTCTGCTAATGTTGCCATAGTATTTCTCCTTTGTTAGCCTATGATAGCCTTTATTAGTTTTATAAAGTATACAATTCACTTGCATACAGTTGTTTTGCCTTTGTTAGCCTATACAGTATACTACTTTAAGTGCTTACTGTCAAGCACTATTCCCTATTTTTTTAGGAAATTCTTTTACGAAGTTCTGCAATTACAGAATCTGTAATAGATTCTTCTCTTGTTACAGCTACTTCCATTTTTGTTGCTGATCCCTTTTTATACAAGTAGTTAGCAATTTTTGCCGCTAACATTGTATTATTAGTTTTCATATCATGAACATCAT